CTTGAACAACCGGATCTCGGCAAGTTGATCAACAAGTGCCTCAACGTTGACGCGAACGAAATCGCATCTACACAAGCCTCAACAAACATTTAAGGAATTGAAATGACTTCAGCACACGCTCAGGGTTCCAGCTGGAACGACTTTAACGACGCCCAAGCTCAGCAAGGCAGCTTTGACCTCATCCCCAAAGGAACGATCGTCCCCGTTCGCATGTCCATCAAACCCGGTGGTTTTGATGACTACACCCAAGGTTGGACTGATGGCTATGCCACACAGTCAAATGAAACTGGGGCGGTCTATCTTGCCGCTGAGTTCGTTGTGACTGCTGGCGCATATGCCAAACGCAAGATGTGGACAAACATCGGTTTGCACTCAGCCAAGGGGCCTACTTGGGGACAAATGGGGCGAGGTTTCATTCGAGGCTTGCTCAATAGTGCCCGAAACGTACATCCACAGGACAACTCACCTCAGGCTTCTGCGGCACGTCGAATTAATGGATTCGTTGACCTCGACGGGATCGAGTTCCTCGCCCGTGTTGATGTCGAAAAAGATGGACGCGGGGATGACCGAAACATTGTTCGTTTGGCTGTTGAGCCTGACAGCAAAGAGTACGCAGCCTTCATGGGCGTACCGAGTAAGGCTCAGTCGGGTGGAGGTGGCAGCTCTGGCGCACCAGCCGCAACGCCTGCGCCTGCATATTCGGCTCCTGCCAACGTAGCCGCAGCGCGTCCCCCTGTCTCAGGCAAGCCCAGCTGGGCTCAATAACGGACGGGGAGCATGAAATGTTGGGTCTGCTCAAGAGAGGCGAAAGGCTTCTCGCACACAGACACCCGGAGGCGGGTGGGCACACCCGCCCGCTATCCCATGGACTGGGTGTTTTGCTCCCCACGCTGCCAGCGTGCTTTTCACAGCATGTATGGCAGTTGGGTCAGAGCTATGGACAACGCAACGCCAGCGGAGGCAAGCATGGTTGATGCAACTGAGCTCGAGCTGGCTTGCATGCGCAAGTGTCTGAAGTTCTTCGGTGAAGCGGCGGCTGAGATTGGCTTTGATAAGCCTCTTGGCAGCTACTCCGAGGACGAGGCGCTTAGCGTCATTAACGCCATCGTCACAGGTTTCGTTGAAGCCATGACGCTGGAACACGAACAAAACAAATATCCCCCTGTCCGCATGTCGGGCAAGCCAGTGAGCGACCCCATTAAGGATGCCGCAGCACAAGCGCTTTCAACCAACCCGTTTGCGGACATGGAGGATGACTTACCTTGGGAGGTGAAGCCATGATGGACTTCAACTCAACATCTAGTGTGAGCGGACAGATCGAGTGGTTAATCGATCACGCTATGCAAAAACAAAACGAACAGACCACGCCACGCACTTATCTCGGTGGGTCACGACTAGGCGCATCGTGTGAGCGTCAGCTCCAGTACGAATACGTCAAAGCCCCCGTTGATCAAGGCAAAGCCTTCTCTGGCCGAATCTTGCGCGTCTTTGAACGTGGACATCAAACGGAGGACATGGTCATCAACTGGTTACGACTGGCTGGCTTTGATCTGAAGACTCATAAGAACGACGGACACCAGTTTGGCTTTTCACTCGCACAGGGGCGATTGCGCGGTCACATCGATGGCATTTTGATTGGTGGGCCAGATGGCTTTTCATATCCCGCGCTGTGGGAAAACAAGTGCTTGAGCTCCAAGTCGTGGAAGGACTTGGTCAAGAACAAGCTTGCAGTTTCAAAGCCCGTCTACGCCGCGCAAGTGGCTGTGTACCAAGGGTATTTGGATTTGCATGAAAACCCAGCGCTCTTCACCGCCGTGAATGCGGACACGATGGAGATCTATGCAGAGTTGGTCCCCTTTGACGCGCCACTGGCTCAGCGCATGTCTGACCGTGCCGCACGCATTCTCAAAGCCACTGAGGTTGGCGAGTTGTTGCCTCGTGCATTCATGGATCAAACCCACTTTGAGTGCAAGTTCTGCTCATGGTCTGACCGTTGCTGGGGAGGTGCGCGATGAATATCGAACCTCGAAAACTTCACAAGCCTTCTGAGCCGTTGGTCAAGATTTCGACCATTTTTCGCATGTTCTCTCGCCAAGTACACCCACAAGGGCCAGAGGCAAATTTAGTGGTGGGCGTTATTTGCCAAGCAATCTACGACTGCTTGTATGCGACGCACGTGGAAAAGTCACGTGCATGGAACTTCCTGCAAGACGAGCGTTTGCACGTATGGGCGAACACGGTGAGCTTGGATGCTGACTTCATTCGTGACGTTGCATTGAAGACGGGCTACATGGGTAAGGAGCCACCGCACAAAGTGGTCAAGAAAAAGAAGGAGGCTCAGGTTGCTTGATTTCAACGATGCTGGATCTACGTCAGCTGGAAAAACACAAGCCTCAGCAGACCAACTTCGTGACCGAGTTCGTGGCGCTTTGATTGACAACATTGAAAGCGTGCTCACCTACTTGCTTCCCGCAGGTGTGTTCAGACGCAACTGCTTTTATGTGGGCAACGTCTATGGAGCTTCGGGAGACAGTTTGGAGGTATTGCTCACGGGAGGTAAGGCGGGGCTCTGGACCGATAGGGCAGAGGGCACGGGGGGAGACCTCTTTCACTTAATTGCGGGCAATAGGAATCTGGACATAAAGAACGAGTTTGGACGTGTGCTCGAAGTGGCACAGGAAATTCTCGGAATGCCAAAGCTGGATGTGCCTAAAGCGAAAGCGAAGAAGGCAGGCCCTGCTGTGGATGAACTGGGAGCGCCCACTGCGAAGTGGGAGTACCAAGACGCCTCGGGCAAGCTCATTGCTGTGGTGACACGCTATGAGCCAGAGCCAGGCAAGAAGGAGTTTCGACCATGGGATGTCAAAAAGAGGCGAATGGCTCCCCCAACTCCAAGGCCGCTTTACAACCAGCCAGGAATGCTTGTCTCTGAGATAGTGATCTTGGTAGAGGGAGAGAAGTGTGCGCAGGCATTGATTGAGGCGGGATATTGCGCAACCACTGCCATGCAGGGGGCAAACGCGCCTGTGGACAAAACGGACTGGCAACCCCTTGAGGGCAAAGCAGTTTTGATTTGGCCAGACAAAGATGCACCAGGCTGGAGTTATGCAGAGGCCGCTGCCAAGGCAGCCTTGGAGGCTGGAGCGCGCTCATGCGATATCTTGATTCCTCCCGACTTCAAACACACTGGCTGGGACGCTGCTGACGCGCTCACAGAGGTCGAGACCTATGAGGGGCAAGACGTGGTCTTCGATGTGGATGGCTTCATCCTCACTGGTCACCGATTGCCAATTGCAAAGGACCCTGACCCCTCAGAGGTGGACACCTCATCCGTTGACTTGGTCGACGGCGTGAACTGGAGCACAGAGGACGGTCTGGCGATCGCATTCACCAACCGCTATGGCATCGACCTGCGCTACTGCGCCCAGTTGGGCAAGTGGTTCTGGTGGAACGGCAAGCGCTGGGTTGAGGACAAGATGCTCTACGTGCAGCACCTCTCGCGAGGTATTTGCCGTGCCGCATCTCGCAAGGCTGATACACCAAAGCTCAAGTCAAAGCTTGCAAGCGCATCCACGATTGGCTCTGTTGAGCGAATCATTCGCTCAGATCCCAAGCATGCGGCAAACATCGATGAATGGGATCCAGACCCATGGCAGCTCAACACGCCCGAAGGGGTCATCGAGTTGAAGACGGGCTTGCTTCGTCCCCATCAACGCATTGACCGAATGACGAAGATCACAACCGCGAGTCCAAAGGGCGAGTGCCCGCAGTGGATTGCCTTTCTTGAGCAAATTACTGGCGGGGATGCCGAGCTGTTGGGCTACTTGCAACGTATGGCGGGGTACTGCCTTACAGGACTCACAACCGAGCATGCTTTGCTGTTTCTCTATGGCACTGGTGGCAACGGTAAGTCTGTCTTCGTTAACACCTTGTTCACGATCATGGGTGACTACGCTGCCAACGCACCAATGGAGACGTTCATGGAGTCGAGAAATGATCGACACCCAACAGACCTTGCAGGCTTGATGGGCTCTCGATTGGTGACCGCTACAGAGACAGAGCAAGGTAGGCGTTGGAATGAATCAAAGATCAAGGAGATCACAGGGGGTGACCGTGTCTCAGCGCGTTTCATGCGACAGGACTTTTTCACCTACGTGCCCGCCTACAAGATCGTGATCTCTGGCAACCACAAGCCAGCGATTCGCAATATTGATGAGGCGATCAAAAGGCGCATGCACTTGATCCCATTCACCCTGACCATCCCGCCCGAAAAACGCGACCACTTGCTCTCAAGCAAGCTGCTCAAGGAGCGCGATGCGATTCTGGCTTGGGCTGTCGAAGGTTGCTTGATGTGGCAACGCGAGGGCTTGCGTCAGCCCACATCCGTTACGTCCGCTACCAATGAGTACTTCGAGTCTGAAGACGTCATGGGTCGGTGGATTGATGAGCGCTGTGTGCTGGTCAGCAATGCCAAGTCATTGACTTTTGAGCTCTACAACGACTGGAAGCAGTGGTCCGAGACGAACGGTGAATACCAAGGATCTCAGCGACGGTTTTCAGACCTTTTGATTTCAAAAGGGATAGAGCGATGGCGGAACTCAAGTGGTGTTCGCGGTTTTCAAGGCATTGGTTTGAAGCAGGGAACACCTGTTCGCTTCTCGCCGCATGAGGTCGATTGAGACCAAAAGAAATCAAAAAGGATTCACTTTCAGACACAAAACTGACGCATGACACAGCTTGACGCTGTTTTCCTATTATCGACGTCTCACGCGTACGCGTAATAGAGGGAATATAGAAAATAACGTCGATATGTGTCAGTGCGTCAGAGCAAGGACGACTATGACACTCAAGACGATTTTGGCCCTTGATTTGGGTACAACAACTGGATGGGCTCTTCGTGACCAAGCGGGGAGCATCACACATGGATTTGTGAGCTTCAAGCCACAACGATTTGAAGGTGGCGGGATGCGCTTTTTGCGTTTCAAGCGCTGGCTCACAGAAATCAAAGCAACAAACGAACATGGAATCGACGCCGTGTACTTCGAGGAAGTCCGTCGACATCTTGGCGTAGATGCCGCTCATGTCTATGGCGGATTGATGGCAACGCTAACCGCCTGGTGTGAGCATCACCAAATTCCATACGAAGGCGTTCCCGTTGGAACGATCAAGCGACACATCAGCGGCAAAGGCAACGCATCTAAAGACGATGTGATCAGAGCCGTGGGTGAACTCGGATTTCACGTCAGCGATGACAACGAAGCCGATGCCATTGCGTTGTTGAACCTTGCGATTCAAAACAACGAGGAGGTGTGAGATGAAATTCCCACCCGTTCGCTATCCATCACCACTCGGTCGAGCCCAACCCATTTCCATGGATGTTGAACGCACCAAGCGTGAAGGGTGGCAAAACAACCACCTACTCGTCATCGCCGCAAATGACACACGACTCGATTTTTTAGAAAAACAACTCATTGAGAGCATTGGCAACAGGCTCTATGGGGCGAAAAGCAAAGGGGGAAAAATTGGATGAGCACACCATCGAGAGTATTGGCGAGCGGTTCCGACAGGCAGCACGCACCGCTTACCGATTACCAGCGGTCAGAGTGCAGGGCTATGTGAGCTACTGGCCGGAGATCAAGAGCACAGGCACTGAACGATGCGTCGTTGAGGAGCGGCGCTACATCAAATTTCCACCAAGCCCGAAAGAGGTGGACGAAATGCTTGAGGTCATGGGGTGGGTCAAGCTGCTCGAGGTTGAACAGCGCAAGCTCGTGTGGATGAGAGCGAGGCGATACCCGTGGCGTGACATCGGCCAGCGCTTTGGCTATTGCTCTCGTACAGCGCAGCGTCACTGGCAGTACGCCATGCTCCAAGTGATTAATGAACTCAAAAAATGAAAAGCGGCTCTCGGAAATATTGCTCTAGATTGGAGGTTGGCAAAAATGGGCAATATTTCCAAGCGGTTCTAACAAGTGCTAACTGAGATACGGTGAGTGCCGAATTTGGCTCAAAAAAGGGTGTCGCATTTCGCGGCGGAAACAGTTAAATTATCGATACCTTGGGAATCAAAGCAACTTGATTCAACTAATCACAACAAGGTTTTGTTTCACCAACTCTTCGAGCTTGTCTACATGGATATGGCCCGTTACATCAGGTGAAACGATCACAGACAGGTAGCCCTGTTCAGCAGGGCCAGACGCCTCATAAGTCCCCGGCTCCAAGGGGATGAATCCTTCATCTTTGAAATCCTTGCCCAACTTGCGGGCGAGGACACCTTCTTTTACTTCAATCTTCATCTGACCAACTTTCCTTAGGTGGTCATTGTAGGAACTCGCATGAGCCAAATCAAAACCCATCCAGAAATTCGGATGACGCCTGTGGATAACTTAATCCCCTATGCACGCAACGCCCGCACACACAGTGAGGAGCAAGTGGCACAGATCGCAGCATCTATCTCTGAGTTTGGCTTCAACAACCCCATCCTCACGGACGGTGAGCATGGATTGATTGCGGGACACGGTCGATTGGCAGCAGCCAGAAAGCTTGGTCTTAAGGAGGTCCCAGTGATCGAGCTTGGCCACTTGAGCGATACCCAAAAGAAAGCCTACATCCTCGCCGACAACCGCATTGCTTTGAATGCGGGATGGGACGATGGATTGCTCACACTCGAGTTGCAGGAGCTTCAAGGTGCAAATGTTGACCTTGGCCTTTTGGGCTTTGGTGATGATGAGATTGAGCGTTTGCTCAATGGTGCTGATGATGGCGGTGGTTTGACCGAGGATGACGCAGTCCCAGAGCCACCCGTGGACCCAGTTTCCAAACCTGGTGACCTGTGGATTCTTGGCAACCACCGCCTTCTCTGTGGAGACTCAACGTTGCTAAGCGATGTTGAAAAACTAATGAACGGCCAACTCGCGGACATGGCGTTCACAGATCCACCCTACAACGTGGACTACGGCAACAGTGCCAAAGACAAGATGCGAGGCAAGGATCGTCGCATCATGAACGATGCGTTGGGTGATGGGTTCTACCAATTCCTTTACGACGCATGTCTGAACTTGCTTGTGGTGACAAAGGGAGCGTGCTACGTGTGCATGAGCTCCTCAGAGTTGCACACATTGCAAAAAGCATGGATCGATGCAGGCGGCAAGTGGTCGACTTTCATCATCTGGGCCAAGAATACTTTCACCCTTGGACGAGCTGACTATCAGCGCCAATACGAACCAATCCTCTACGGATGGAAGCAGGGCACAGATCATTTTTGGTGTGGTGACCGTGATCAATCAGACATCTGGAACTACAACAAGCCTCGGGTCAACGACTTGCATCCAACCATGAAGCCAGTTGAGCTTGTGGAGCGTGCGATTCAGAACTCGTCCAAGAGTCGAGACATCGTGATCGATCTCTTTGGTGGCTCTGGTACGACCCTCATTGCTTGCGAAAAGACCAATCGACAAGCGCGTTTAATTGAGTTGGATCCCAAGTTTGTCGACGTTATCGTCAAACGTTGGGAGGACTACACAGGGGAAAAGGCAGTCTTGTCTAACCGTGAGCTTGAAGTCGCAGTTGATTCCATGAGTTCCGTTGCTTACCAGACTGCAGGTTAATTTAGCGGAGGGTTTGGCTTAGAGCAATCCCTGTCTGAAAGATCATGAATTTGATGAGTTTTTGAGCCAGAATCTCATTCGTTCAAACGAATAGGAGAAAAGAGTGAACAAAACTGAACTTATCGAAGCCCTGGCCAAAGAAACAGACCAAAGCAAAGCTGCGGTGGGTCGCACCTTGGATGCGTTGTTGCACATCGTGACCAAGACAGTTGCTAAGAAAGAAGACGTCCAGTTGATCGGCTTCGGTACCTTCAAGGCCAACAAGCGTGCTGCACGAACTGGTAAAAATCCACGTACAGGTGAGCCACTAAAAATTGCAGCGGCAACAGTGCCTAGCTTCAAAGCAGGTGCAGCTTTTAAAGCTGCAGTGAACAAGAAGAAGTAATCTCTCTTGCTTCAAGACAAAGGCGGTAGGGGCAACCCACCGCCTTTTTGTTTATCCAAGTCGCGCAACGTATCGTGCGTAGTCACCACCTTCAGGATTCACGTACAGGTAAGGTCGACCAGGTGCTTTGATCTCAACGCACAAAAATCCGTCTCCGGTGCCGCCACCTTTGCCTGCAAGCCACTCGCGTGACTTTAGGAGCGTTCGACCAAAGTGGTCGTATTCCTCGGCTGTCATTTCTTTTGTTTCAGTCACAAGGACTTTGTAGTTGCCGTAGCCTCCCACCTCTTCAAGGCTACAGGGCTTACGTGCGAAGGGCAGTTGAACACTGAGCTCCTCGACTTCAATCATTTCACCTCCGAAGTTCAAAGTTCGAGGCGATCGATCAATCGTGATGGTCATGGACTTCATGGTCACCTCAAGCAATGCGGTATTTACGTTCTTGACCATCTGTCTTCTCTGAGACGATGTTCAAACCTAGTTTCTTTTTCAGGGCTCCAGCCATCGCTCCTCGGATGGTGTGTTGTTGCCAGCCTGTGGCTTCAATCATTTCGGCAATGCTTGCGCCTTCTGGCCTGTTGAGTAATTCGATTAGCTTGGCTTGCTTGGTTCCGTCCCTTTGTTTGGGAGGCGCTGCAGGCGCATCACCAATTGCTTCGAGTCCTCTGTAGGTGATCGAGTATTGCGTTGTGTCGTCCGCTGGGTTTTTAAACGAGCCAATCAAGCTTGCGTTACTCAGAGCGGTCAGCACTTTGTTGAGCGCTCCACCCTTGAGCGTGGCAGGGAAATCTGTCAGTAGTTTTTTTGGATGTTTGGCAGCAGCTTCTAGGAGTTTGCGCTGAGTGTCTGTGAGTTTCATTTTTTACCTTTCGATGTTGTTGATTTGTTTTGTGCTGCTGAAGCACCTGCGGCGTAGGCGGCTTCAAGCGCGCTCTTGATAGACCAAACGGCCAAGTCGTGAAAGTCATAACGATCCCTGTTTTGTGTTTCAAGGGTTTCGATGTGCAGGTGCTCTAAAGCGATCCGCTCAATCACTTGCTCTTGGTTTGGGGAAGTCATTTCGTTTATTCCTTTGTGTGTTGCGATGTAAAGCATTGACGCTCTGAATCGAGATGAAGCCAAGCTAATTACGCGATGTGTCGCTTATTTCTTGAAAGTTGATTGAGATGCCAAGAAGTGCACCAACTCCTTGCAGATATCCGGGTTGTATGGCTGTCTTGGCTAAGCCGGGGTACTGCGACGCTCATCGCTCTGATGTGCACCGTGACTACGGTCGAGCACGACGTAGTTTTGATAAAGAGGTCGGGTTCTATCAATCAAGTAATTGGCGGCGCTTGCGTGCCAACTTCTTACGGTTGCACCCTCTTTGCGGTGTATGTGCCACCAAAGGGCAAACAGTTGCTGCCAAGGTGGTTGATCACATCGTCCCCATAAAGGACGGTGGTGATCGCTTTGACAACTCAAACCTTCAACCGCTGTGCGTGTCATGTCACAACAGAAAGACGGCCATAGAGACCGCATTGCGGACCAAAGGGGGGTAGGGGGTCTGAATCTCTGGTGTTTGGGGGCAAAGATGCGCTCGCCTGCCCAAATTTTTGTGCGTGCAAATTGAAATAGGGGGGGCTTCCCTCCAAGAGGGGTCATATGGCTGGACGTAAGCCACTACCAACGAAGGTTAAGCAAATCAAAGGCACGCTTCAAAAGTGCCGTACCAACCTTCGAGAACCAAAACCAGTCGGGGATTTGGTTGAGCCACCGGACTACATGCCCGAAGGGGCGAAAGCAGCATGGAGATACGCACTTGAGTGTGCGCCTCCTAACTTGCTAAAGAAATTGGACATGTCGGTCTTAGAGGTCTGGGCGTGTGCAGCAGACCTTTACCGAAAGGCGCAAACAGGGATCGCAAAAACGGGGTTGCTAGTAAAGGCACCAAATACTGGCGTGCCGATGCAGTCGCCTTATCTGGCAATTGCTAACAAGCAAGCGCAAATCATGACAAAGGCAGCCACGGAGATGGGATTCACTCCCGCTTCAAGATCAAGAGTCACTTTGCCAATGGAGGCAGCAGATGACGACATGGATCCCTGGGCTGACATCGCGGGATAAGTTCAATGGCACAAGGCAGTTATGCAGACATCGCCAAGATGTACGCACAGAGAGTCGTGGCCGGAGAAATCTTGGCTTGCAAATGGGTGAAGGCAGCTTGTCAGAGGCAGCTCAATGATCTGAAGAAGTACAAAGGCAAGTCCAGTCCATATCAGTTCAATCCGAAGCTCACAAGCAAAAGCGGCAAGGGCTACTACCCTGCAGACAACCTGTGTGCGTTCATTGAACGATTGCCGCACGTGAAGGGGCCTCTTGCAGGCGAGCCCATAACGTTGGAGCCCTGGCAAGTCTTTATTCTCACGACGGTGTTTGGTTGGGTGAAGCCCGATGGCACGCGACGCTTTCGTCGCTCGTACATCGAGGTTCCACGTGGAAACGCGAAGTCAACGCTGTCATCTGCGCTTGGGCTGTACATGCTTGCCGCTGATGGCGAAGGTGGTGCAGAGGTTTACTCGCTGGCAACAACGCGAGACCAAGCGCGGATTGTTTTCGGGGACGCGCAGACCATGGCTAGGCGTAGTGCAGGTTTTCGTAACCGGTTCTCAGTGAGCGTCGGTGCTCACAACATGAACGTGTTGTCTTCGGGCTCGAAGTTCGAAGCACTCTCAGCAGAAGGTTCAACCCTTGATGGATTGAACATTCACTTTGGCTGCGTGGACGAGTTGCACGCACACAAGACGCGAACCGTTTATGACGTTGTGGAAACGGGAACTGGCAAGCGAGATAACTCCTTGTTGTGGGTCATCACCACGGCAGGAAGTAACCGCGCTGGCATTTGCTACGAGGTCCGTTCGTTTGTGACCAAGCTGCTCGAAGGTGTGTTCGATGATGACACTCAGTTCGGGATCATCTATGGCCTGGACGATGGTGATGACTGGACAACCGAAGAGTCGCTCATTAAGGCCAACCCCAACTGGGGCATTTCGGTTCGCTCGGAGATTTTGGGGCCACTGCAGGCAAAAGCGAAACAGTTACCCAGCGCGGTGAACAACTTCAAGACGAAACACCTCAACGAGTGGGTCAATGCTGATACGGCTTGGATGGACATGCGGGCATGGGACTCGTGCTCAGAGACTCGCGTGTTTCTTGAACAGTTCGAAGGTCAGCCTTGCTGGATCGGGTTGGACTTGGCAAGTAAGACGGACATTGCAGCTTTGTTGCTGGTGTTTAAGCATCCAGAGATCTCTGATGCTTACGTGACCTTTGGGAAGTATTACTTGCCTGAGGACACAGTCAACGGTGCGGGCAACAGTCAGTACTCGGGCTGGATGCATTCTGGAAGTCTGATCGTGACGCCCGGCAACGTGATTGATTTCGGTTGGATCGAGTCTGACTTGTTGGACATGGCAACTCGCTATGAGATTCAGGCAGTGGCGTTTGATCCATTCCAAGCCACGCAGTTATCCACACGGATGCTGTCTGAGGGCCTGCCCATGATTGAAGTGCGCCCCACGGTGCTGAACTTCAGCGAACCCATGAAGACCTTGGAAGCCTTGGTCTTGCAAAGAAAGCTCGTTCATGACGGAGACCCTGTGTTGGCTTGGATGGCTAGCAACGTGGTTGCTCACTTGGACGTCAAAGACAACATCTATCCACGCAAGGAGCGAGCAGAAAACAAGATAGACGGAATCGTGGCGCTGATCATGGCGCTCTCGCGAGCAATCAAACCCGGTGAATCGGTGGTGCTTGGTTCCGACTATGAGTTGATGATGCTCTGAGGCAATGGGAATTTTTAATCTATTAGATCGTTTCAAAGCAACTTCAAGTGATCGCTCCCCATGGGGTGACTTCTTCTTTGAGCCCGTCTCTGTACGAAGCTCATCGGGCATGCGCGTCTCGCCCGATGGGGCGCTCCGCTTGGCCGCTGTCTACGCCTGTGTGCGGATCTTGTCCGAAACGATGGCGTCCCTTCCTGTGGTGCTCTATCGCCAACGCAAGGATGGTGGCAAGGACCGTGTGACCGATCACTGGCTCTATGGTCTGCTGGCCCGCAAACCCAACCGGTTTCAAAACCCGTTTGAATGGCGCGAGATGCTGCAAGGTCATCTGGCGCTTAGGGGCAATGCATTTTGTCAGATCATCTCCAACCCCAAGGGGGAGATCACGGAGTTGATGCCCATCCATCCCGACCGTGTGCGCATGGAAGTGATGGACAGCGGAGACTTCCGGTACCGAGTGCGAATGCAAAACGGTGACGAGATGGTTTTCCCGCGCGGGCAGATCTGGCATCTGAGAGGGTTGTCCTCTGATGGTTTGATGGGCATGAGCCCGATTGAACTTGCGCGTGAGAGTCTTGGTATGGCGCTGGCCGCTCAAGACTATGGTGCGCGATTCTTCACAAATGATGCCAAACCTACGGGTGGCTGGATTGAGTTTCCGGGCAACTTCAAGGATGCCGAAGCCAAGCGCGTGTTTCGTGATTCGTATCAGTCTGCACAAGCTGGCTCCAACAGGGGCAAGGTGCTGGTACTTGAGAACGGCATGAAATTCCATGAAGTGGGTGTCACGAACAAGGATGCTCAGTTTCTCGAGTTACGCAAGTTTCAGATCACTGACATTGCTCGGATGTTTCGTGTGCCACCGCACATGATTGCGGATTTGGAGCGTGCGACGTTTTCCAACATCGAACAGCAAAGCCTTGAATTCGTCATGCACACCATGACCCCTTGGGCTGAACGATGGGAGGCTTCCATTGAGGCGGATCTATTGCCAGACGGTGATGCGCTTGAGATTGAGTTTGACTTTGCCAACCTCATGCGAGGTGACGCATCCAGTCGCTCAGCCTATTACCAAAGCGGCATCCAAAACGGATGGCTCACACGCAACGAAGCTCGTATCGCTGAAAACCTCAATCCCTTGCAGGGACTCGATCAACCGCTTCGTCCGCTGAATATGGTGGAAGAAGAGGATGCGGAAGAGGCAGAACAAGAGAGCGAACCAAGTGACTCTAACCCCGATGACACCACCTCATCTGTAGATCAAGAGATGAGCCTGCGCTTTCGGATGCTGGTGGAGTCAAACGCCCATCGACTCGCGCGCCGCTTTGCCAAAAAGGGTGCGATTGGTCAGAACGAAATCGAATTGATCTCACAGGCTTTTGGCGTTGACGCATCTCACGTTGCGGCATGGGCAACACAGCAAGCTCTACCGCTAAAAGAAGTCGCGCTGTCGGCTTCACTTATTCAACTTGGAATGAACCAATGAACAAACAACTCCTTCTCTCTGAATTCTTGACCACGCCTTGGGCGTTGATGCCTGAGCGTTTGCAAGCTATGTCAGGCATCCTGACGCGCTGGTCTGCAGGTGAGCAGCCTAGTGACGAGACGATGTTTCAGGTGAACACCGATCGCGTGCTTCGTGACACTCGTAAACAAATGGCAGCAGCCACTACAGGCACCGGCATTGCGGTGTTGCCACTGTATGGGGTGGTCACGCAGCGCGGCAACATGGTTGACGATATCTCTGGACCTGGTAGCACCAGTACCCAACAGTTCACTGCGGTCTTGCGCCAGATGTTGGCAGACGATACGGTCGGTCAGATCTTGATTGACATCGATAGTCCCGGTGGCAGCGTCTACGGCGTGAGCGAGCTCGCAAGTGAGATTGTCAAAGCACGCGCCCAAAAACCTGTCATCGCTGTTGCCAACAGTCTGGCCGCCTCTGCTGCTTACTGGATTGGATGCTCTGCCAGTGAGTTCTACGTCACCCCTGGTGGTGAGGTTGGCTCCATTGGCGTGTGGCAAGCGCACTTTGATTATTCAAAGGCGCTGGAAGAAGATGGCGTCAAGCCCACACTCATCTCTGCTGGCAAGTTCAAGGTTGAGGGCAATCCTTATGTGCCGCTGGATGAGCAAGCACAGGCTTTCATGCAGTCTCGTGTAGACGACTACTACAACGCCTTCGTGGAAGCTGTTGCCATTGGCCGAGGTGTCTCAATCAACGATGTGCGAAACGGTATGGGCGAGGGGCGAGTGCTTGGCGCAGATGCAGCGCAGGCACTGAACATGGTCGATGGCGTTGCAGCTTTTGACGATGTGCTGGCCAAGATGCAAGCCAATCGCCCCAGCAAACCAAACAACCAATCACGCCTGAAGCAAGCGCGTGATGCCCTCGCGCTGATTTAAGTCAATTCACTTTTGTTGCCCTCTCCGTTGAGAGGGCATCACCTTGCGACCCGTTGGTCGTCATCCCTGTCGCCGCCTTGAGTCATTTCGACCAGGCGGTTTTTTCATTTCTGGAGTAAAACCAATGAGTAAAAACTTGCGCGAGCTTCAAGCTCGCAAAGCATCCTTGGTCAAGGACGCACGTGCCCTGACCGATATCGCTGCCGCTGAGCAGCGTGACATGAACGAAGAAGAGGTCAGTGCTTTTGAAGCCCTGAAGGCCAAAATCGAAGCAACTTCGGGTGCTATCGATCGCGAAGCTGCCTTGATTGCCGAAGAGGCGCAGTTGGCTCATGCAGCCCAACTGCCCGCAGCTTCGGTGATCACGGTTGTGGATAACGCAGCCTCTGACCCCAAACACGGCTTCAAAAGCGTTGGCGAGTTTCTCAAGACCGTCTGCCAAGCCCAAAAACATGGCAGCTCGCTTGATGAACGATTGCTGATTGGCTCAACCCGAGGTGCCGCTGTTCCCACGAGCTTTGGCAGTGAAGGTTCTGCACAAGACGGTGGCTTTTTGGTGCCGCCTCAGTTCGCTCAGGAAATCTTCCAGTTGTCGCTTGGTGAGGACTCGCTCCTGCCTTTGACCGACAACGTGGAGATCACAGGCAACACCATGGCATTCCCCAAAGACGAAACCACGCCATGGGGTAGCAACGGTATTCGTGCCTACTGGCAAGGTGAAGCCACCCCTGCGGTGAACACCAAACCAGTGCTTGGCTTGTCTACCTTGCGCCTCAAAAAGCTCATGGCCTTGGTGCCAGTGACAGATGAGTTGCTGGATGACACCAATGCGCTGTCGAGCTACCTGCCCGACAAGATCGCCATATCCATTCGCTGGAAGACCAATGAGTCCATCCTCTTTGGTTCTGGCACTGGCGTTCCTGTCGGCTGTATGAGCAACGCCACCACCGTGACCGTTGCCAAGGAAACTGGCCAAGCTACACAAACGCTCCTGGCTCAGAACTTGGCCAAGATGATTTCTCGCTTGCCTCCAGCATCCTTTGCTAAGGCAGTGTGGATCGTCAACAACGATGTGTTGCCTGCGCTGTTCACGCTCACCTTGGGCAACTACCCGATCTACCTGCCCATGGGCTTGAACGTTGGCGGCATCCAAGTCTCTCCCTACGGCACCTTGTTGGGTCGTCCGGTGTTTGTCTCGCAACACGCGAACAGCTTCTCGGGCGCAGGTGACGTGATGTTGGCCGACTTGTCCTACTACCAAACTATCACCAAGGCAGGTGGTTTGCAAACGGCAACTTCCATGCATCTGTACTTTGATGCCGACCTCACGGCATTTCGTACGACTTTCCGCATGGACGGCCAGTCCAAGATCGCGGCACCCATCTCGCCTGCCAAGGGCAGCTCGACGATGTCGCCCTTTGTTCAATTGGGCGCACGTTGATCGTCGCCATTACCTGAAGGAGCAACTTAATGTTTCCCAATGCAAAAGGCAGCGAACTGATTTCAGTTCTGGCCACCATCGACCCCGCCAGCCAAGCAGCGGGCACAGTCACCACCGGCTGGATTTCAGCTGGCAACCACCACAACCTGCTGGCTTTGATTCAAAGCGGTGTCTTGGGCACGGGTGCCACGCTGGACGCGAAGATCCAGCAAGCTACCGACGCCTCAGGCACCGGTGCCAAGGACGTAGCTGGCAAAGCCATCACCCAGATCGTTAAGGCCACGGGTGACAGCAAGCAGGCCTTGATCAACTTGCGTCCGGACGAGCTAGATGTGAACAACGGGTTCAGTTATGTCCGTCTCTCTGTAACTGTGGCTGTTGCAGCCAGTCTGACTTCTGCACAGTTGCTTGGGTTCAATCCTCGATTCGCACCGGGTGACGCAAGCAACCAGGCTGCAGTGACTCAGGTTATCTGAGTTTGAGGGGAGACCAAGGGCATGCCCATGCAATTGATCACCCCTCCCGCAGGGGAGCCAGTTTCTCTTGAAGAGGCCAAGCTCCACCTGCGGGTGGATTTCGATGACGACGATGGGTTGATTCAGGCTTTGATATCTGCTGCTAGACAAGCTGCAGAGACCATCACGAACAGGCAGTTCATCACTGGACGTTGGAAATTGGTGATGGATAGCTTTCCCGGACCGAGCCTCATGGGGGTTCCGGCGGGGCAGCCTTTCACATTGCCTGGGCATGCCATCCTGATTCAAAAGTCACCCGTCCTGAACGTGGTGTCTATCAACTACCTCGACATGGCTGGCGTCATGCAGACCATGCCGTCGAGCAACTACACGGTCGATCCAGCCTGTGAGCCTGCTCGGATTACCCCCGTATTTGGCCAAATCTGGCCCATCTCTTTGCCCCAAATTGGCTCGGTATCGGTCACCTTTGATGTTGGATATGGCGATGCTTCTGCGGTGCCCGAAGGCATCAAAAGCTGGATTAAGTTAAGAGTTGGCAGCCTTTATGCGCACCGTGAAGAAGTCGCAGCACTCTCTCGTGGCCGAATTGAATCTTTGCCATTTGTTGACGGCTTACTCGACCCATTCAAGGTCTCATTCATATGAATCCCATCAGCGCAGGCATGCTCACGCGACGCATCAAGGTGCAACGTCCGAGCACTATCAAAGACAGCTTGGGTGCACCTTGTCGTACCTGGCTGGATGTGGCAACAGTTTGGGCGGACATTCAACCCCTGTCGGGCAAAGAGGCTGTGATCGCCAACCGGATCTCTGCTGAATTGACGCATCAGATCACGGTTCGATATCAGCCTGTATTTGACAACCCACAGCAAGTCGCACAAATGCGCGTGCTCTATAAGTCCCGCATCTTCAACATTCACTCGGCTTTGAACGAAGACGAGAAGCGCACGCAGATCATCCTTCTGGTTTCTGAGGGACTTGACGATGGCTAAGCATGAAATCGTCAAGATAGAAGGCTTGGCAGAGTTGGCAAAGGCGCTTCGCGAGTTGCCAGATAGGGTGGCGAAGAATGGACTGCGCGTATCTGTCTATGCAGGCGCCAAGGTCATTCGAGATGAGGCGAGGATGCGTGCACCAAAGGCTGCTGAGTCGCTGGGCCCAAACCAACCTCCGCCAGGCACGTTGAAGCGCTCAGTGATCATGAAGCACATCCCTGAGCTTTCAAGCCTCACTCGGCAAACCTTCTTCGTGACTGTGCGTCACGGCAAGAAGTACCGCAAGCAAGGCAAAAAAGGGAATCTGTCCCAAGACGCTTGGTACTGGCGCTTCATTGAGTTTGGCACTCGCAAGATGCGAGCTCGACCATTTCTCAGACCCGCACTCGAAGCAAAGCGGCGTGAAGCTGTTCAAGCGATGAAGGACCGACTCAGCGATCGCATCGAACTAGAAGCGAAAGCGCTCAACAAGAAATAGCCATGCAGGACTTCTACGACGCCATCAAAACTTTGGCGGCTGGGGAGGTTTATGCGCTTGTTGCCGCACAAGACGCTCAGTACCCAGCCATTGTTTACACGCCCATCGTTCAAGAGCACATCTTTGGCCTCGATGGGCCGCACGGCTTGCAACGCATTCGCATGCAAGTCGATACCTACGCCAGAACGTATCAAGAGGCATTGAGTCTGCACGACGAGATTCTTGAGACGTTGTTGGTCGACAAAAGCACCGTCGTCGATGTACGCATGGGGCTATCCGATTTTGAAGAACAGGCCCGGCTGTACCGGGTGAGCGTGGACTACACCTATTTCCGACAGGTCAGTTCAACCTAAACGTGGAGCTACAAATGAGCAGCACAGCAATTACTGCACAGGGAATCACGATTTCCCGATTTGGAACAACCGCCTTTGAAGTGATCCCCAACGTGGTGTCGTTTCAAGGACCTGGCGGTCAAGCCGCCGTGATCGATGTCACTAACCTGGCCTCTGCGTCTAAAGAGAAGCGCGTTGGCTTGCGTGATGAAGGCCAGTTAACGCTGACCATGCACTACAACCCCGACGACACGATCCATCAAGGTCTGCGAAGTGATCGCGCCAATCGTGTACGTCGTCAGTTCAAGTTGACGTTCACGGACACCGTGCCAGCGATTTGGACCTTCTACGGCTATGTCACCACCTTCAGCGTTCAAGGTGGTGTGGATGCTGTGGTGCAAGCGTCTGTGACGATTGAGATCGATGGCGAAATTACCGAAACTTAAGAGGAAGAAAAACATGTTGACGCGTGAACAGATTTTGCAATGTGACGACTTACCCAAAGAAACAGTCAAAGTCCCCGAGTGGGGTGGTGAGGTGCAGGTGCGCACCATGACGGGAACAGATCGCGATGCGTTTGAAGCCAGTCTGATCGGTAAAGAGGGCCGATTGGAAAACGTCCGCGCTCGCTTGGTCTCCTTGGCCGTGTGCGATGAATCGGGCAACCGCCTGTTTGGTAACGCAGACGTTGCTGCCTTGGGTGCCAAAAGCGCCAAGGCACTTGACCGGGTGTTTGCTGTGGCTCAGCGACTGAACGGCATCGGTGCTGAACAGGTTGAACAAGCAAAAAACGCCTAAAAACCCATCCGACCCGACGCTTTGCATTTCGCTTGGCACTGGCACTTGGGATGCCTGTGCGCGAGATGCTGGCTCGGATGGGCTCTGATGAGTTTTCAGAGTGGCTGGCCTTCTACCAACTGGAGCCCTTTGGGGACTACCGCGCTGATTACAGATCAGGAGTGGTGGCATCCACTTTTGCCAATGCGCACAGGGCCAAAGATGCGAGTCCCTTTAGACCTGAAGATTTCATGCCGTTCATGGAAAAACAAGCGACAACGCAAGACGTCAGTCTCAATGTGGCGAGGTTCAAGGCCATGTTTGCTCACAAGGTGAAGAAGAACAATGGCTGATATTGGCTCCTTAGTTGTCAAACTCGCAGCTGAAACGGCAGAGTTTCGGGAAGATTTGGGCAAGAGTGCCCGACTTCTTGAAAAACATGCCGACGGCATGCGCTCTTCGCTCGAACGGGTGGCAGATGTGGCAAAGACCACCTTTGCCATTGCGATCGGGGTTGAGTCTGTTGGCGCACTCAAGGAGCTCATTGCTCACACGCTTGAATCCGTTGCTGCATTGCAAGACTTTGCCGAGCAAACGGGTGCCAGTGCGGTCGCTTTGTCTGGTTTTGCCCCTGTAGCCACCATTTCTGGTGTGGCCATGGAGCAAATCAGCGTTGGTTTGACCAAACTCTCCAAGGGTCTGGCTGGTGTTGACGATGAAACCAAGGGTGCCAGCCAAGCGCTGGCTTACCTTGGCATCAAAGCCAAGGATTCTGGGGGCAATCTTCGCGACCCAGCGGAGGTGATGAACGACATTGCCTTAAAGCTCTCGGACTTTGAAGACGGTGCAGGCAAAACTGCGATCGCGCTTGAGTTGTTCGGTAAGTCAGGAGCAACGCTGCTGCCATTCCTCAAAGACTTGGCTGCAAATCAGGATCTCAACATCCGAATGACTCAAGCGGAGATTGAATCCGCTGAGCAAGCGTCTAAAGCGCTCGGGCGTTTGAAGGCAGAGCACAACTTTGTGGCCCAGACCATCGTGACTGCAGCAATACCCGCTATGGAAGAGTTAGTTGGGCAACTCAAAGAAGTGGTTCTTGGGACGCACAACTCGGCTGAGGCCATGGTTCGTTTGCGCGATGACGGCACTCTGAAAGAGTGGGCGCAAGATGCTGCCGTTGGATTGGCGATCGTGATTGATGCGATGCGCGGTCTGATCCAAATGGTCAAGTCTGTGATCGGAAGCTTTGAGGCCGTTTGGGCCGATATGGAGTTGCTTGGCACTTTCATTGCTGGGGGTAAGGGTCTTAATCCTTTTTCCGATGAGAACCAAGCCACGCTCAAGGCTGCACTTGAAAAACGCAATGCGATTGTCGAAAAGGCCAACCAGAACTATGTTGACCTGTGGAAGATGCCGCTGCTCTCTGATGCGGTCAAGTCTCGATTTGATGTCATCAACAAAGGGGAATCAGATGCCACAGGTGGTGCATCTAAACCGAAGCTGAACTACAACTCAGCGACAGGAGCAATCACCGCAGGAGCAATGGCTCAAATTGAGAGTGATATTAAAAAGCTTCAAGGGCTGACAGACGTTGAGAGCGGAATTCTCAAAGACCGACAGAAGATCATTGATTTGTATGAGAGCCAGGGCTACATCAGCTACAAGGAAGCGAGTGAAGCAAGGCTAAACGCGCAGGAAGACTTCACGCAAAAGCTGGGTGACCTGTCTGGGCAAGAGGAAACCATTCTCAAGCGCGGTCTTGCAACGGTTGCCAAAACCACTCAGGACAAACTCAAGTTCCAAGACAAACTGGCAGAGATCACGCTACGTCGTGAAAAACTCGAGCGTGATGCTCAACAATCCAATCTGGAGCGCGAGATCAAACTGCCCGGCGAGACGCTCAAGGACATCCAAGAGCAAGTCGCCAGAGGTCAAAACCAACTGCGAGCCACCGAAGAGCAGATCAAGGTGCTCAAAGATAGTGGTGCCATCAGCGAGGTGGAGTCGCTCAAACGTCTCTCGGCTGCACGCAAGTCCAGCGCAGATGAGTTGGCTGACTTTGCCGCAAAGGCAAGGGAGTTGGTGGAGGCTGCACCAGGCAACGACAAGTTGGCTGACTCCTTCAAGCGAATTGAGGAAGCGGCAAGGCAGGCCGCTGATGGTGCACAGCTTTTAGGCCAACGCGCATTCGAACTAGCAGATCCCGGTGCAGGGTTTTCTAAAGCGTTGCGAACCCTTGGGGAAGAGACCGAGCAAGTGGGAAAGCAAATGGAGGCAGTGACCACCAGAGCCTTCAACGGCATGACCGATGCGCTGACCAACTTCGTGATGACAGGAAAGCTTGATTTCCGAACCCTTGCAACGTCGATCATTTCGGACTTGATTCGAATTCAGATCCAACGCTCCATCACCTTGCCAATGGCGAATGCCTTGGGCGGGATGTTTGGATTTGCAAATGGTGGCGTGATGACATCAGCTGGCCCATTGCCATTGCGCACCTATGCAGGTGGCGGGGTTGCATCCTCGCCTCAATTGGCTGTGTTTGGTGAAGGCTCCATGAATGAGGCGTATGTCCCATTGCCTGATGGCCGCTCAATTCCCGTCACCATGCGCCAAGGTGGCTCGGGTGGTGGGGATGTTTTCAACATCTCGGTCAACGTGGCTGAGGGTGGAACTACTTCTACGGCTGGCCAAGGCCAAGACTTAGGTCGCGCTATCTCTAGCGCAGTGCGTCAAGAGTTGCTCAACCAAAAGCGAGCTGGCGGCTTGCTTGATCCCCGAAGAATGGGGTGATGAGACTGAATCAAGGAACTTTCGATGGCTACCTTCACATGGATTCCATCCATCGGGGCTTCACTCACCGTTAAACCAAATGTGCGACGGGTCTCCTTTGGAGATGGCTACGAGCAACGCTTGGTATACGGCATCAACACGCAGCCTGAAGTCTGGTCACTGGAGTTTCGGGGCAAGTCCACCAGTGACGCATCTGCCATCGATAGCTTCTTACGTGCCCGAGGTGCGGTTCAAGCATTCGATTGGACAACGCCAAGCGGCCTCACGGGCAAATTCACCTGTGAGGAATGGAGTCGCACGATTGAAGAGCCCAACATCGAAAACATACGCGCCACCTTCAAGCAGGTGTTTGATTTGTCATGACCTCACAAGCCATCACAACCGAAATCCAACGCCTAGCACCGAGTGCAGTCATTGAGTTGTTCGTTCTGGACCTGAGTCTCTTCAATGAAGGGGTCGTGCGCTTTCATGCGGGAACAAATGAGTTGCGCAGACAGGTGGTCTGGCAAGGCAATGCCTACGAGCCGTTTCCGATTCAGGCCGATGGCTTTGAGTTCAACGGCAATGGGCAAGTGCCAAGGCCAAAGCTCAAAGTGGCCAACGTCACTGGCAGTATCACGGCCTTGATCTTGTCGTATCAAGACCTGGTGGGAGCCAAGATCACTCGCAAGCGAACCTTGGTCAAGTATCTAGACGGGGTGAACTTTGCAAGCGGCACCAATCTAACGGCGGATCCAAGTGCGGAGTTTGCGGATGACGTTTATTACATCGATCGCAAGTCTCGCGAAACGCGTGATGTGGTCGACTTCGAACTGGCAGCATCTTTTGATCTTGAGGGTGTGTCGTTGCCGCGCAGACAGATTGTGCAAAACGTGTGCCCTTGGGGCTATCGAAGCTCAGAGTGTGGCTACACGGGCACGGCATATTTCAATGCCAACGATGTGTCCGTTTCTTTGAAATCTCAAGACGCCTGTGGCAAGCGATTGAGTTCTTGCCAAAAGCGATTTGGCTCCAATGCGGAGCTTCCCTTTGGCGGGTTTCCCGCTGCTGGATTGATACGGTGATGTTTGCAGATGCTTGAAACCAATAAACAACTGGCCTTTGAGCATGCAGCGCGTGAATTTCCACGCGAGTCATGCGGCTTGCTCGTCATCCGCAAAGGCAAGGAGAGCTACGTTGCGTGTCAGAACATTGGTGTGGGGACTGATCAATTTGTGATTGACCCTGTGGACTATGCCAAAGCAGACAAGCGTGGGCAGATTGTTGGGGTCGTTCACTCGCACCCCAACATGCTTGCGACACCAAGCCAAGCGGATCGTGTGGCCTGTGAGGCCAGTGGTATTCCTTGGTTCATCGTCTCCTATCCCAATGGGATGTGGGAAGAGATTGAGCCGCAGGGGTATGTGGCCCCGCTGGTTGGTAGGGAGTGGTCCCACGGCGTTCTGGACTGCTATTCGCTGATCCGAGATTGGTATGCCCACGAGATGAAGGTCATCTTGCCCGACTACCAACGCTTTGACGAGTGGTGGAAGCGAGGTGAGAACCTCTACCTCGATAACTTTGCACATGCGGGTTTTGACGTTGCCAGTTCAGATGGTTTAGGCGAAGGCGATGTCTTGCTTATGCAGGTGAATTCGGATGTTCCGAATCATGCGGCTATTTACTTGGGCGACGGACTGATCTTGCATCACCTTCAAGGCCGGTTATCAAGCCGCGATGTTTATGGCGGCTATTGGCAAAAGATCACAACACACATTCTTCGACATCAGTCACAACGGTAATGGCAACCATCATTCTTCTCGGCGAACTAGGGCGACAGTTCGGTCGCCGACACAAGATGGTGGTGGCAAGCGCAGCAGAGGCCGTGCGTGCATTGAGTGCCAACTTCCCAACTTTTGAGCGTGAGTTGGTGAGCTCTGGTGAGCGCGGGGTTGGCTACAAAGTCCTGGTTGGCCGAGATGAACTCAATCTTGAGCGTTTGCATGAACCTAGTGGCCAGCAGCGCATCACGATTGCGCCCGTCATCTCGGGTGCTGGCGGCAATGGTCTCGGGCAAATCATCCTTGGCGCTGCTTTGATTGCCGTGGCTTGGTGGAACCCCATGGGATGGGCTGCGGCAGGAAGTTTCTTGTCGCAAGCCACGCTGTATTCGGTGGGCACATCAATGATTCTTGGCGGTGTTGCTCAGATGATCGCTCCAACGCCTAAATCCTCAGACCCTTCAGAGCGGCCAGAGAACAAGCCCAGCTATGCATTCAATGGTGCAGTCAACACGACTGCGCAAGGTCAGCCAGTGCCTGTGGGCTACGGACGCTTGATTGTGGGTTCTGCTGTCATCAGCGCTGGCATTGATGTGGACGAGGTGCCTGTATGAGTGAATTGATCACCGAATCTATAAGCCAACCTTCACTCATCATTGGTGCAGGCGGTGGCGGCAAAGGTGGCGGAGGCAGCGCACGAGTTGCACAAGAGGCCCCCGATAGCCTGCGCTCCAAAGCCTTCGCTCGCGTGGTGGACTTGGTGTGCGAGGGTGAAATCCAAGGGCTGGCCAATGGCCTGAAGTCGGTCTATCTGGACGACACGGCCATTCAAAATGCCGATGGCAGCTACAACTTCGCGGGCGTAACGCTAGAAACTCGCAACGGAACGCAACAGCAAAGCTACATCCCCGGTTTCTCATCGGTTGAGAACGAGGTGGCTGTGGGTGTTGAGTGCAAGTTCAATCAGCCTGTCGTTCGCGCCATCACCGATCCGGATGTGGACGCTGTTCGTATCAAGATCAGTTTTCCGGCGCTGACCTATCAAGACGCTACCAATGGCGACTTGAGTGGCACAACCGTGGACTTTGCGATCGATGTGCAAAGCAACGGCGGTGGTTATTCGCAGGTGGTGGCTGACTCGGTTTCGGGAAAAACCACCACCAAATACCAACGCAGCTACTACATCCCACTCAATGGTTCTGCACCATGGGATGTGCGGTTGCGTCGCATCACAGAGGACTCAACCAAGACCAACATCCAGAACAAGACATTTCTGGAGTCCTACACCGAAGTCATTGAGAGCAAACTTCGCTACCCAAACAGCGCCTTGATGGCATTGCGCGTTGATGCCTCGCAGTTCAGTTCTATCCCGAAGCGCAGTTATGACTTGAAGCTGCTTCGGGTTCGCATACCGTCTAACTACTATCCCGAAACGCGCTCATATTCGGACGTGTGGGATGGCACGTTCAAAGTCGCATGGACGGACAACCCCGCGTGGTGTTTTTATGACCTTGTGACAAGCACACGATATGGGCTGGGCAACTACATCCCAGAGGCACAGGTCGACAAGTGGGCTCTGTATCGCGTGGCTCGATATTGCGATGAATTGGTGCCTAACGGGTTAGGAAGCTACGAGCCTCGGTTCACCTGTAACCTGTATCTCCAGACAAGAGAGCAGGCTTACAAGGTCGTGCAGGACATGGCCTCGATCTTCAGGGGCATGGCGTATTGGTCTGGTGGTGCCATCACCGTGACCCAAGATGCACCGCAAGATGCGGTCTATCAATTCACGGCTGCCAACGTCATCGATGGGGACTTCTCGTATCAAGGCTCGTCTGCCAAAGCGCGTCACACTGTGGCGTTGGTGAGTTGGATTGACCCGGACGACTTTTACCGTCAGAAGGTGGAATACGTTGAGGATGTCGACGGCATTGCCCGCTACGGGGTGGTGCAAGCTGATGTTCTGGCCATGGGATGCACTTCCCGAGGTCAGGCTAACCGAGTTGGTAAGTGGTTGCTCTACTCAGAGCAGTCTGAGTCGGAAATCATCACGTTTCGCACGGGGCTTGAAGGTGCGGTGGTGCGTCCAGGTGACGTCATCAAAGTGGCAGACTCGAGCCGTGGAGGATTGCGACTCGGTGGGCGCATTGCAGCGGCTACGAGTGTGACCGTGACCCTTGACCAAGACCCGCCTGCAGGTTCGTGGCTAATTTCAGTCATCACGCCAGCTGGCACGGTGGAAGAACGACAAGTTGGATCGTTCAGCGGTCGAACACTTGGTGTGACCAGTCCGTTTTCTGCGGCACCTCAACCGGGGGCGATTTGGGTCTTGGCCTCAAGTCAGGTCGAGGCACAGCTCTTCCGGGTGGTGCAAGTTGCTGAGAGTGAGCCGGGCATCCATGAGGTGACAGCCCTTGCGCACAACCCAAGCAAGTACGCTGCGATTGAGCAGGGCTTGGCGCTGCAACCTCGTGACATCACGGTGCTGTCGACCACCCCTGCAACGCCAACAGGCTTGAAGGTGTCTGAGAGCCTGTATCGGGTCAAGGATCAAGCGCTCGTATTGATTCAGGTGGCGTGGGAGCAGGTCTTTGGTGCGCTTGAGTATCAGGTGAGCTATCGGGTCAATGGCGGCAACACCATCACCTTGCCTCGTGTGACCACCAGTTATCTGGAAATTCGCAATGCCGAAACTGGAGACTATGTCTTCACGGTCAAAGCCGTTGGCGTTTCAGGAAAACTTAGTAACGGCGCAACGCTTAGTCAAACCATCCTTGGCAAATTGCAGCCCCCAGACGATGTGCAAGATTTCCTTGTGTATCGCCGAACGACTGACTTGCTTCTCAAGTGGGCAGCCAACACAGATGCTGACTTGGCGGGTTATGAGGTTCGAGTAGGTAGCGGCTGGGACTCCGGAGTATTGGTTGGCCAAACCGCAGGCACGCAGCTTGTTCATGACCAAAGTGAATCTGGTCAGTACAACTACTTCATCCGTGCGTTTGATACCTCGGGCAAGTACAGCACGCATGTCACGACTTTTCAGCTGATCTTGCTGGCCCCATCGTCGGTGAGGCAGTTTGATGTGGTCCAGTCTGCCAACCGTCTGGAGTTTCGTTGGCTTCCCAACCCAGAGCCTGAGGTTGTGGCTTATGAGCTCAGGGAAGGGGGAGCCTGGGACACCTCTATCTTCATTGCAGAGGTGAAGTCCAGTAGCTACACCTTGCCATCGGGCTTCGATGGTGAGCGCAAGTTCTGGATCAAGGCGATTGCTTCTCCTGGCATCTACTCGGACGAAGCCACGTTTGTCTCAACGGTGGTGGCCCAGCCGCAAAACGCCAACCTACTGGTGACCATGGATGCGCAAGCGACAAGGTTTCCGGGAATCAAGCACTTTGCATCTGTGGAGTCCGTCAACAGCCTCGATGTGCTTCGCATGGACAGCGGCGTGAGCCAGTCTGAATATCTGTTCGAAGTGAACCTTCCGACCAGTTACCGGGCGCAGAACACTTTGTTGGCCAGCATTGGTGCAACGCTGGATGACCGCGAAACATGGAGCACGGCCAACTATGCGTGGAACAGCCAAGCGGCCAAACGTCAATGGACCTATGACGGGGCGCTCAAGAGCATTGAGGCGCGATTTCAAATTTCGCGTGAAGACACATTACAGGCAGGCGAAATTTATGGGTGGCGCCTCAACGGGGTGCTCAGCGGCTACGGCAGTCCTACAAGTGGGGATGCCTCAGGCGTGAGCTACGGAGATGGTCGCTACGGGACTGGCGTCTTGATCAAAGACACGACCAAAGTGTCATGGGGGGTTCGGATACCGGGCGTGTTCCATGTGAGCTTTTGGTTCATCCCCAATCAAGTCACCACATCGGTGATCTGGAGTGCGACAGGTGTAGGCGTGAGTTTGTGTGTCGGGTATGACGCAACGAACCAGGTGTTTTTCCTTGAAGACCACCTGTTCAATCGCATCCAAGTTCCATACCCCGTCAATGTGAATGATCGCATTTGCGTTGGGGTGTGTCAAACCGCGACAGAGCGCAGGCTCTTTATCGGAAAGATGGGTGGGGATGTGCAAAGCGCTAGTAGCGCAATGACACCTACAGCGGGCTACACCGCACTCAAGCTTTATTGATCCTCACGGAATTTTCAAAAACCAGGCGTTGTACCGAAAGGTCCAGCGCCTTTTTCTTTGCACAACTAGGAATTACTCATGATTGAAGAAGGCATGAACATCAAAGGCGCAATCACGTTGCTGTTGGCCAAGGCCAGTGGCGAAGTGGAGGTGGTCCACAAAGAGAACATCATCGTCAATGGAGGCTTTGACTTTGTAGCCGACGCCATTGGTAACTCATCCAGTCGCCCCGGCGTGATGGGATGGATTGCCCTTGGAACGGGGACCACGGCAGCAGCGGCAACGCAAACGGCGCTGGTCACCGAGATCAAACGCAACGCTGCAACGTATGCCCATACGGCTGGCACCAAGGTTTTTACCTTCACCGCCAGTTATTCCGCAGGCGATGCAACGGGGGCTATCACCGAGGCTGGTGTGTTCAACGCTGCGTCTGCTGGCTCCATGTTTGATCGCGTGGTGTTCCCCGTGGTGAACAAGGGTGCAGATGACAGCTTGACCGCTGTGTTCACCTTCACCATGAGCTGATAGGACTGGGGCTATGGCCGAGACCGCAAGCGTCACAACGACACCTGGTGCTAACTACACCTGGAACACGGCAAAGTTTGCGTGGAACAGCGCCACCTCAGGAAAAAACTGGACAAACGCCTATCCCGCCATCTATGCCCTCAATGTGGCGTCTGATCTCAACTTCGCAGAGTTGGTCCAAAAGCTCAACACCAAGCAAATCGCCGATGGTTTTGGCATTGTCGAAACCAGCCGTCGTGGTGTGGGACTTAATAAGTTCGAAGCCTGGGGGTTGGTTGAAACCTTTACCGACCTAATTGCCTACGTCCTGCGGTTCGTGGAGTCGTTTTCGGTATCGGAGCAGTACAAGCAGAACTGGACCAAGGTTGTGCTTGAGGCATTTCAAGTTGGTGAAGGATTAGCACGGCAGCTGGTCCTCAAGAAGTTCGAAGCGATTGGGATCGCTGAAACCTATACCGACCTCATCGCATACATCCTGCGCGTGAGTGAGAGCTTCAGATTTTCCGAGGTTCCTGCCAAGAGCATCACTCAACCTCAATTTGAAACTCTTGGACTGTCGGATGGTCTTGCTAAGGCGCAGACCAAGCAAGTGGCTGAGGCCTTTGCATTCGCTGAAATCTTTGGAAGAACGGTTGCTTATCGAAGAGCAATCGCAGAGGGCTATGCCATTGGTGAGGCTTTAAAGCGTGCTCAGACGATCAAGCTCAGCGAGGCATTTGCACTTGTTGAGCAATACCGACGAAAAGCGAATGGCGTGATCAGCGACATGATCGTTGCCAGCGCCGAAATTACTGAGCAGGACTTCATGGACATCTTGGAGTCAGGGCATCCACCGGGATACACGAATTTCCGGGACTTCATCCAAGGGGACTACACCTACCAGCGTGCATTGTTTCGAGCAGTGATCACGTCAAACAACGCCGACAGGGGTTACATCGATGGCCTACGCGTCACGGTTGACGTCCCTGATGTGTTTGATCGCGGAACAGCCCAAGTGGTCAATGCGGCTAATGGCGTCTTTGTTGGCTTCTCCCGAATGTTCAGGGTTTCACCAGAGGTGACGCTGACCTTCAAAGGGGGAACAACGGTTGCTGTCCCCCGAATTCTCGGAAGCGTGAGCACCGCAGGCTTCACGGCTGTTTTAGAAAACACATCAGGAGTGCGAGTCACTGGTGCGATCGCATGGGTCGCTCAGGGGTACTAACGAGAGAAACGAAATGCAAAACTACACCGAAATACCTTCATCCTCGACGCTCTCGGACTCGTTGTCTCAAATTCTGAACAACGACAAGACAGCTATCTCATGCAACAGCGGCACCACCTTCCCGACGACGAACCTGCAAATCGGAATGCTGTGCTACCGCACGGATCAGTTGAAGCTCTACCAGTTGATCGGCACCAGCCCCGACAACTGGCGCTTCATCTTGGACTTGGCGAGCGGCATCGATACGCAGTTCGCCGCCAAGCTCAACGCTGCGAGCTACACGGCAGCCGATGTCTTGGCAAAGCTGCTGACCGTTGATGGTGCAGGCACTGGGCTCGACGCTGACTTGCTCGATGGCCAACATGCGAGCGCATTTGCCTCTAGCGCGCACAACCACAACACCGCCTACCTCGGCATCACCGCCAAGGCCGCCGACGCCGACAAGCTCGATGGTTATGACTCCACTGCGTTTGTGAGGTCCGTCAACGGTGCCGGACCAGATGCCGCTGGCAATGCGACGGTCAACATAGACCTGTCCAGCCGAGTCGCCAAGACCGGTGACACGATGACGGGGAATCTGACTATTCAGAACACTGCTCCGACCATCAATATGCAGGACACGGACAACGTGACCCGCTATTTGCATGTCAACAGCAACTTGATGGGCTTTTTAAAGTCCGACGGCAACTGGGACATGTACATGAACAACGGCGGCTCCATGTGGACTGCGAACTACGGTTGGCTGCATGACTATTTCTTCAATGCGGTCAGCAACTGCTTCAGAAGCTACAACCCCAGTTCAGGATGGCAAGGTGCACCAAACTGCACGGCCAATACAAGTGACTATTACAACTGTGGCGATCAACCTTCCAACTCCGGAATCTACATGCTGCGATTGAATGACGGTGGTTCAACCATCAGCTTTGGCTCACAGACCACTCGATACAACTGCAATTGCGATTGCAACTGTTGCTAAGGAATGGGCATGAAACTCTTCACAGGTAATAAAAACCCGCCGTTTGCTTTAGATGTCGCGCTTGAAGGCTCAATACTTTCATACAGCGTTCGTCCAATCATGCAGCGCGAGTTCGTAGGAAGCCCTAACAACACACATTCAAACGGCGGAAAGTATTTTGACGAGAAACTGATCACTGAGTGGCGAGGTGACTTTGGCGTGTTTGGCGAGTCAATTTATAAGCGCTCGATCGATCTGCAGACACTGCAGCAACACCCTGAGTTTTCTGATCACGCAAGCTTCATGTTGTACGCCCCCGTTGGTCTGATGGAACGATACAACACGCCAGAGGGTTTTTACGCTCAGACTCCCAACCTTTACGTAGCAACGCTTGCTTCAAAGATGGATGCACAGGCCTACCACGCCTCCGTCCTTCAAACGCACCCGCTTGGCCATATCTTGGTCCCCTTCAAATCCTCCCCGATCGGGGAGTGGAGCCTAGGCTTCAATGTATTTGAACCCGCTCTAATCAAAGCCAGCCCCAACATCGATGTCATACCCGCTATCACGCTGGCAATGGTGCGCGAGGAGGTGCTGCCTGTAGTGCGGTTTGTGGGTGACTCCTCAGTGGATGCATTGCCTGGTGATGAAGTTGTTATCAAATTTCGCTTGGAAACCCCACAGGGCGAACCCATCACCGACAGTAATGCAGAGGTGTACCTTGAGGCAACTGCGGGCTATCTAGTGGGACGGCGCATAAAGACCGTGGGCGGGCAGGGTTCCACAAGCTTCCGTTCGGAAGGCATGGTTGCGGGGGAGAACGCCAAGATCAAGGTCGGCTTCAAGTATTTCTCCGGCACCGATGACCTGATGGTGAATCTCCTATGAAGCTTGAACTCTTTCCGACGACGGCGGGCATCTGGGCGCTCAATCTGGGTGGCAGTTTTGATCACTTCCTGTGCAAGGAATTGCTGCGGCTCCATGAACAAATGAAAACCGGATCCGAGATTTGGGACCGCAAGCCACACGACATCTTTGACGGCTCAGTGAGACTAGCCACCATGCTGGCCAGAGAGGCCTTGCCCGTGCTGCAAAAGGACTTCATCGGTCCGAAGGGACTGATCACAAGTCTGCAAGGACGCGAGGTGGTCCGCACCCGTGGCGTGGAAATCATGCCGCACTCGGACGAGGACGAGTGCGATTTGCAGGCGGTGTACTTCCCCAACGGACCGGAGCTCGATCCGGGGGAGTGCCTGCAGTCGCAGGTCAATCAATACGGACCGAATGCATTTGCCATCTGCAATCCGGACTGGCGTTCATCTGGCTTTGGCAAACGCCTGATGCCCTGGGAGCAACACGCCAAGTACTGGATCAAGCCTCACAGGGGGTTGCTGGTGGCCTTTGACGCCCGGGCCGTTCATTTCCAAAAGCCCTATCCCGGTGACCCTCTCAGGGACGACCCGTTTGTACAGGTGCTTTTGAACATCCAGGTGGAACGAATCGATGGCTAAATTTCTGATCACGGCATTGGACCCGCGCAATGACATGGTGGTGCCACTGCTCTATGACAACATGGACTCAAGCCTGACAGACCTCAAGGGTCTGTCAGTCATTCGCACGGTGGATCCCGCTCTGCAGGCACCACATCCTGTGGCGCCAGTGACCGCCCGGGAAGCTCCGCTTGGAAAAACCTCACCCCGCATCCTCAAAATTTCATTGGGCCTGTCCTGCAACTATGCCTGCGAGTACTGCTCCCAGCGCTTCGTGGAGCGCAATGATGAGACCAATCCTGAGGACGTGACAGGTTTCATGGCCTCGCTGGATAGTTGGGTTCTCTCGCCGCCCGAGGCCATCGAGTTCTGGGGTGGCGAGCCACTGGTCTATATCAAGACCATGCGGCCACTGGCTGAGGCCTTGCGCGAAAAATACCCGCAGGCACGCTTTTCAGTGATCACCAACGGCTCGTTGCTCAATGCCGATTTGAACCAATGGCTTGTTGACATGGGTTTTGCTGTTGCCGTGTCGCACGATGGGCCCGGGCAGCATGTACGTGGTCCTGATCCGTTGGCGGATCCTCCAACCAAGAAAGCCATTCTTGAACTTTACCAACGACTCGCCCCTCAGGGGCGTTTTAGTTTCAACGCCATGGTCAACAGATCAAACCAGTCACGAGCTGCGATTCAGGCGTTTTTCACGGAACTAACCGGTGATCCCAATGTCATGATTGGTGAAGGTGGTTTCGTTGACGCCTATGACGCTGGCGGTGAGGCCTTGTCATTGAGGTCAGATGAATTTCACTCTTTTAGGCGTCAGTCGTTTCAGGACATCAGACAAGGCAAAAGTGCTCGCATTGCCAGTGTGCGAGATCGCATGATGTCGTTCGTTAATTCGATCCGATTCAATCGACCTGCATCTAGCTTGGGTCAAAAGTGCGGCATGGACAAATCTGACTCCATCGCTGTAGACCTGAAGGGCAATGTGCTGACCTGCCAAAACGTGAGTGCTCGGTCAACCGCGCCTAATGGCGAGAGTCACCGAATCGGATACGTCAGCGATCTTGCGTCAGTGGCGCTGCGCACTTCAACGCACTGGTCCAAGCGTGCTGAATGTCCGCAATGCCCCGTGCTGCAAATATGCAAGGGTGCATGCATGTTCTTGGAAGGCCCGCTTTGGGAGAGATCTTGTGACAACGCCTACTCGGATGCGTTACCCATCTTTGCTGCAGGTATAGAGTTTCTGACGGGCTTGATCCCTGTGCATATTGAGGGTGAATTCCGCTCTGACAGAAAAGACATCTTCGGTTTGTCTGACCAACCAGTAACGCGGCAAGAGATCAAAGCGAAGCCTTTTCCAATACCAGTCGTTTCGGCCTAAGCCAAACAGTTCATAACCTGCCACCCTGAGTTCGCTCACGGTGGCATTTCTTTTGGAGAAATCAATGCCAGAACCTACAAGCTCCGGAGTCGCAGGGGCAGCAGCTGCATACAAAGCCATTGGCGGAGCAGCGGGAGCGGCAGCCAGCGGTGCAACTCTCGCTGCGGTCGTTGTCATGCTCATGACCCCACCAAGAAACATTCGCGAATGGACGGCGGGACTGATCAGCACCGTCGTCTCAAGCATCTGCGGTGGCGCAATCACCGTCGAGTATTTCCAGTTGCACCACTGGGCGTTTTCAACCATTGGTCTGTACGCCATGGGCGGAGTCATCTTTGCCTGTGGACTGCCTGGCTGGGCTCTCGTGAGGTGGCTTTTCAATTTCATCGAGCAACGCAGAGATGAGACCATCGACGAAGTGGCCAGGGATGTGAAGGAGTTGTTTTGAAACCTCAAGACTTCATTGACCAAATCGCCAAAGCGGCCCAAGTGGTCGCCAAGCAATCAGGTGTTCCCGCGAGTCTCTCAATTGCACAAGCTGCCCTCGAGTCAGGCTGGGGAGAGTCCGGGCTGGCCAAGACGGGGAACAATTTATTCGGGATCAAGGCTGACAGTCGTTGGAGGGGGGAGACCTTGACCCTTCCAACCAAAGAGTTCATCAAGGGGCAATGGGTTGTTGTCCCAGCCAAGTGGCGCAAATACGCAAGCTGGCAAGCCAGCATTGATGACCACGCAGCCTTTTTGAAGCAAAACCAACGCTACGCGCCTTGCTTTAGTTGCCTAACAGCAGATGCATTTGTCCGGGCACTTGCGAAGGCTGGCTATGCCACCGATCCGCTTTATGCGGACAAGGTGATCGGAGTAATGAAAAAACACAACCTAATTTCATTTGACGGAGGTCTGAAATGAACTGGCTGAATCGATTTCTGTTGGCCAACTGGTCATGGTTGATGGATGGCATGTTGCTCTTGATGGCTTTGATCATCGGGATTCAGGTCGGCGAGTCCCATGTCCATAAGGAGTGGAACGCGGAGAAGACCAAGAACGCTGAATCCGTCGCCAAGCTAGAGCAGCAAGTGGTTGACGTGAAGCTCATGCAAACCCAAATCAATCAGGAGATTTCAAATGACTTCCTTAAAAAATCCAAACATCTGGCTGAGCGTCTGCCTGATCCTCGTTTTGTCGGGGTGTGCAACATCCCCACAGCCGGTGGCAGGGATCTGCCCGCCGTTGCCGAATCTCCCGCCGGAGCTGCTCCAACCCGCTCCGACCCTCTACCTGCTCCCTCAGGAGATTCGGGAGCGGTGAGCTGCGAGCAGTTGAGCAAAGATGCGGCGCAAACCACCCTGATGTTGGTGGAGTTGCAGCGGTGGTACCGCGAGCAGTCAATGATTGAACCGTGAAAATAAAGCCCGGCTTGTCTTAGGACAGGTCGGGCTCTTTTTCGTTTCAAGTCGCTGAGTGACGTGTGCAAAGGGCGCATTTCTGGATCGATTCCATTTGCTACTGCGAAAAGTGCGAACAATTAAATAGTCAATTGAATCAATGACTTAAAGTTGCAGAGGCCTTGAAAACATTTGCGAACCATTGAGAGAAATCTGTTCAAACTAGGCTGTAGACATGAGCGGATGGACCTGGCTTACCTTCCACGCGAGCTAATTGCCTGACTTGAATTTGAGGCGGCGATGTATTGAGTAGGTTATTCAAGCATGCGTCAATTTCTACCTTGCTCAAATGCCCCTTGAAGCACTCGCGCAGGATGTCACTCCGGGTAGCTTGGCCTCCGCTAGATAAATACTGAAGCAACAGGTTGGAGTTTTTCGTCACTCGCTCTGTAAATGCAACTTCACTTGCAGTTGAGAAGACATATTTGACGGAATCCGAACAGAAGGTGATCCATGCCAATGCGGCTTCAAGATGCTTTTCATCAATTTTCGTGCTTAGGTCACACATCGCAAAGACCATCGCAAGGCGCAGCAACATAGGTGCTCTGCGTTCAAGAATTGCGTTAATTCGTTCACTGCCTGAGTCTTGCGCCAGAACGGAACGGTAGATTTGCCCATAGTGCCATTTCCCTGATGGGCTTAGTTCCATTTGTAGCCAGTTATTTTCCGAATGCGCCTCTGCCTTTGCGAAGTTCAATATTTCTTGTGTTCGACTTGCGAGGTATTCGATTTCTTTGACAGAAGTTGCTTGAGGGAATGCGGTGATTTTTGTTCGCTCTGCCCAAATGATCAGAAATCGATTGGCAAATCCGTTGCTCAGATCTTTAGATGACATGAGTGCTGTTAATTCATTTGGTGTTATGGCTCCGCTCAGACATACATGGGGATTGCTTGCAAATACTCGATTGTTCTTTGTCGCAGGCTTGATGCATACACCATCCCAGCAGTCGCGCAATGCTGTAGATAGGGTATTCCCCTTCCGTCTGGACTGTTGGAGCACATTCGCAAATTCTGATTCCACTACCCAAAGTCGCTTGTCATCTACTCCAGGTACCTCACTACTGCCTTGCTCATATCCATCATGAATCAAGGCGGCAAGTCCCTCTCTTGAAGACAACCCACCTCGGTGTATCTGAGGACAAAGCGCGGGCAAATGCGACCGGATGCACTCATCAATTTTGATGACTAGGGATAGCGAGTCGCCTTTTCTGCCACGCCCTGAACGACCAACATGAAGGCTAAAAATTCTTGCATGGTGATCCGTGTTGCCAATCTGTAAGAAGGTGCCCCTCCCAATGGCGCATGAAAGGTACGCTAGAAAGTTAGTGGCTATCGCGAAGGGGTTTGTTTCATTGCCCTGGCTTCCAGCTCTGGCCACTTCACCTACCAAGCCATATAAGCATGCCGGGTCAGGAGTTGGTGCATTGCGGTGTGGATCTGTCTCTTCGCTTGGAATTGAGAGTTCTAAAGTTGAGATAGTTTTCTGGCTCGTATGCATCATTTGTCCATGGAGACTGTCTCAACGATGGTCGCGAATTCAGAAAAGACATCAGGTTGGTTTTGCTGGATATATTTAGCCACTGCTTTGTTTTCAAGCAGACGCACCAGATATCCTTTTGCTAGCACTAGGTTCAGGACATCCTGCCCATAGGATTCTTCGACCAATTTGTACTGTTCTTGTAGATTGGTCATCTCACGTTCCATCTTGTGCATCTGCTCAGCATTGATTCCGCGAACCTTCTTAGGCTTGACCTCGCCAACCAATAAATGAGACGGGGAGGCTGCGAGCAATGCCTCAGCGTATGGAATCGTTATGTTGTTTGCTGAAATCATTAACTCCACACACTCGACTTGTCTTGTCGGCTTCATACGGCGCAAGACATCGCTAAGCTTTGCTGAGAACATCTGATCGCGGAGAAGCTCTGCTGCTTCCGCGCATATGCCATCAAGCAGTTTGACTTTTTTCATGATGTGGGCGATGTCCAAATGCAGGCTTTTGGCCAACTTCTCTGGTGACACTCCCCGGTTGATTGCCCGTTTGATCATCATGTGTTCTTGAACTGTTGATAAGCGGTTTATCCGGTTGTTGTATGTGTATGTCTCATCATCCGTGGATATGAGGCAAAGACTCTCGGTCATTCCGAGTTCTTTCATGGCTAGTAGCCTGGTATGCCCATCAAGAAGCACATGCGTTCCATCGCTTGCCGAGGGGCTGATGGTCAGCGGTTCAATCAGACCGACTGAGCGTAGTGACTCGATGATCTGTTTGTACTTCCTAGAAGTGACCACGTTTTCAGGCAGTTTTCGGCTTGGAAGTAGCTTGTCGAAGTTGACAGTCATCGGGTCGGGGATGAACCCCAGTGCAATCTGGCTCATACAGCCACTCCGTTAGGCCATACGCGTTCAGCTAGGAATGTTGGCAATGTGTCCAACCCCTCGGCACGTAACAGGTTCGTGAAGTTCTCATTGGTTAACAAAGAACGGAGTGCGCCGATGACGAACATAAGGCGCTGTTGTGCAAAGTCGGATTTCTTGATGATGAGCTTTTGTCGCTCGACCTCTCTCTGGTAACTGCGGACCAGGCTTAGCGAGGTAACGTCTCCTGTG